ATTTATTTCTTTATATATTTCATCCGCTCCGGGTGCTTTGTTTGTATCAGGATGATATCTTTTCAACAAATCTCTATATACTCGATTTGCTTCTTGTGCGGACATTTTTCTCCAACCGGGAGTATATTTGTCAGCTAATGCATTTAATGTTTCTGTATCTCCTCTTGCTGCACCGCCTGCTTTTATTCCTCTATCGCCGAGCGCAGACATCACAGTCGCAAACGCAAAGGAAACACCCAAATCAATTGCAATTCTTCCTATATCAAATTCATAATCCGGATAGGCAAACGCTCCTATTAACTCATTCACAAAAGTTCGCCCTGCAGCAAAGCCAACACCGGACACACCGTTAATTGCAGCTCTGAATAGCCTGTTGCTCAGGAGTGCTGCTTCTTTCTCGCCAAGCCTGCTTAAAATATTATTCATTACTTTTGATGTACCATGGGATGCAGCTCCGCCGGCAAAGCCTCCTGCTGCAGATATACCACCGCTTATAAAACCGGATAACGCTGCTTCCCATGATAAACCATGTTCTTGTATACCTTCATCAAATCCTTTTACAAATCCAACTGACCCAAATGTTATTGCTGACGATAGTGCTTTATCGAGCCACGGTATTTTATTTAAAGCTCCTAATCCTTTTACAAGTTTTCCGACACCTATCAGCTGAACTATATCACTGGTTACTCCACCTAACACTGCTGCAGTTGGATTTGCTCCGGTTATATCATCAAACGGACTACGATTTTCTGTAACTGCCATAACATCATCTGAGTAATATGGAGCAAGTAGTTCTCTTGCTTTATCATCTAACGAACTACTTATTGTTTTTAAAAATGGTATGTTCTGAAGACCACCTGTAAAAAACGATGATGCTACATTTGCGGATCTGTTTGCCAGTGCTGTTAGTAACATTTCATAATCATTTCTAAGTGTTTGTGTACCAGCCTCTGCAGAACCTAAGAATATTTGATTTGACATTCTTCTCGTTTCGCCTGTCAATACTCTGGAAGCTGCACGTGCTTCACGTTTTTCCGAGTCTGTCAGTTCCGGGACCCACGCAAGGTACAGCCAACGTTCCCAATTGTCCGCTATCTCCCGATTTGCGTGCTGACGTTCGTCTCTTTCAATTACAGGTCCGTATATATTATTCCATGCACCTTGATATAAAGATGTCTTATAATAATCCAGTTCACGTCTTGTTTCTGCTATTTTTTCTCGTATCTGCGTTGCCTCTCTCGTTCCCCATTTTCCACCCTGACTTCTATTTAACAGCTCTAGTCGCTCTTCACGTTCCGTGATGCGTTGTCGCAAATCGTCTGAAGACAATCTCATGTTCGTATAATACTCACTCCGCGGGTCGAGTGGTTTTGTACCGCTCGGCATTGCTACCGGTGTCTGCTGCTGTTGACGTGCACTACCAAGCACTAATCCTGTCGGTTGTGCCGAAGAAGTCTGTCCGTATTTATATTTAGAATAATGGTCAGGGTCTCCTTGCCATATAAGTGGTTGCGGAGTCGTTTGTTGCTGAGGTTGTGTTACCTGCGGCCTGGCACTACCAAGTACAAGACCCTGCCGTTGTGCAGGTTGCTGTGTCGGTTGTTGCTGTTGTACCGGAGCGCCACCGGGTGTGCCCGCAGGTCGTATGTATGTTTGGTCACGAGGAAGCTGTAATCCGGATGCAGGTTGTCCTCTATTTAACCCAAGCTGCATTGCCAATGAATCAAACGGCGACAATAGACGTGTAGACATTGCTCTTTGCAATGCCTCACGTTCATTATTGTTATTCAACAAGTTATTGTTTTTCTGCATTAATGTAACCTCATATGGCTGTGATTATTACCTCTGACTATATCCATACCCCACTCTGAAAGGAGCTCCACCGGGTGTACCCGCAGGTCGTATGTATGTTTGGTCACGTGGCAAATCTATCAGCTTAGGTACATATGTATTAACATTAGTCGGAGCAGGCGGATTTGCTGTTCTTCCTACAGGTGATGAAGTATGCGTTCCTTCCTGCTGTATTAATGATCTGTAGTATTCTTCCAAGTCAAAATCGTCAGGATTTCTACTGCCGCGCATCTGTGCCAGTCTCAGTTGCTGGTCAAGCTGTGCCTGTTGAAATGCAAGCTGTGCTTCAAATCGCGCCTGGTCGTCCCCAAACATAAACCTGTTGTAATCGATGTTCTGCTGATTGTTAAGTGTTGACATATTCTGATGCATCATTTGGAACTCGTTTAAGTACTTATCATATGCCTGTTGATACAGCTGTGGTATCATATCGTTTAGCCTGGATGCATAATAGTCTCCGGCTTGTGATGCTGCTGTCTGTGCATAGCTCGAGGGTCTGCCACCCGTCATTGCCGAAGCACGTGCTAAAGCATTTGCCTGCGCTCTGTCTCCTTCACGGCCGTATGACTTCTGATATGAGTGCCATACAGGGTCTTTTGTATTGTCATATGAAAATTCCTTACGGTTCATAATTCCGTCAAGCAACCTGCGCTGATACTCTGCATACGGGTCTGTGTACGAGGCAGGGTTATAGTTTGCCGACGGTGATGAGTACGATGAGTTAAACGAACCGGACGAACCACCGCCACCGGACGAGCCACCACCGCTGATTGTTTGCGGTTGCTGTTGCGGAACTGTTTGATTTTGCGGCAATTTAACTGCTCCGCCTCCGTCTGCTGTCATTTCCATCATTCCATAGTTATTCATTATTGCCTCCTTCGTTTGTCAGCTCACTGCCGATGTACCGCTCACGTACGAGTGAATGTATTTCGCAATGTCCGACTCCTTCAAACTTTATTCTGTAATGGTCTGCACGTCTCGGTATTATTGGGATATAACAGGAACGCTTGACCATTGTTTTTCTGTTAAATACTTTTTGCCATTTAGTATCCGAATCATATTTCATGTATATTGTGACCTCTGCATCCGGCTCGAGCATTAATCTTACCTGCAGTTTCACTAATCCTTTTCTGTTTGGATCGTTGTCTACTATATCCGCAAACTCTGCAGACCACTCGATATCAGACTCGGTCGCACCTTCATCATCACGAACACACCACACTTCACCTGAAGAGTTTAAGTAATACAGTTTACCTTCAAACCTTGTAAAATGTGTAGCTTGTGTATCATCCTCTATATGCCACATGTTACGAAGTGCATCGTACACATATAACTTCCACGCAGGCGAACCCTGTTCACGCATACTGATGAAATACTTGAGACCGTCACTTCCTGCCGCAGCATCTGCAAACCGCTCTGTAGCGAACGCTAAGCCTATAGGATGTGGTGTGCCTCCATGATATGCTACAACTCCGGTATCGGATAAGTAGAACAATATCTCGTTTGATATCGCAAGACTTCGGTTGCAACCCGCTTTTACACCCTGTGTCGATGAAGACATCACCTGAAAGTTGCTCGGTAATGTGCCATAGACCTGGTATATTACATTTTCTTTAAAGAACATTGGGAAACCGAGAAACGATGTGCAGCCCGTGAATATTCCCGGAGAGCCTACATCCACTGCATATGAGTCCATGTCCGTGCCGTCAAACACATTGAAATTAAATATATCGCCCGGTGAAGATGCATATATCTCTTTACCATCACAGCCCCACAACCTGTTCTCGTTTTCGCACATGTACTTTAAGTCCGGTACAGTCCTTTTTATAGAAAGTTCGCCCGTCTCTGTATATGCTGTCGTCCCGTTATTTCCGGCAAGCTTAAAAGCCCATTCAGAAAAATGCAATCTGTCGCCGTCAATCTCACGTATGATTACTGTCTTATTATTCTCCGATCGTGTTGAGGCTCCCTCAATTGACACTGCATCACCCGCTTTAAAGAAGCCGTCCCAGTCAACACCTTCAACTCGTATTGTGTTTGCGCTTGCACTCACACCAAAGATTGTTCCGTTTTCAAACCTTATAGAGTCGCCGCTCCACATTGTTTCCATACTCCCGAACTCATCTTTATACGCATTGAAATATGCTTTGTCCGGCATGATTACTATAAAGTCGCCAAGCGATGCAATCTCTTTTTCACCGGGAGATAACATTCCTTTCAGCTCATTGTCATAATAAAAGCCATTATCCGATACCCAACAGAGCTTTTCACGTGAATATAATGCAGTTACATTTCCCGGTATATCAAGAAGGCTGCGCTTTGAACGTGGTGAAAGAACAGGGAAGTGGTCACCGGTAAGATTCCTCATATCAGCAAGCTCGCCATCAGATGCTCCGATGCTACGGTTAAGACCTCCGAACTTCACCTGAGTACCTTTCTTTATTCCGTCTGCATATGGTACGCTTTTTAATCTCATCTATTATGCTCCCACTATCTTTACCCTTATAGGTATATCAATCGTCGGTTTATCGCCCCATGCTATGACTTTAAAGCTGTTTGCAGTCTGTCCTGCACCTTTGATATTAGCAGAATCCCATGCTTCAACTTGTGCTCTGTTTGCTGTGTCACGCAGGTCAATTTCTACATCATTGCCGTCATTTGCAAGAATTCCTGTAATGCCGGTGAGTGTTTGTTCGTGGTGTTGACCGCCGCCCGGGCCTGTTATTGTTGTTGTCATCCAGCCTGCTGATGTTAATGTGCCGAATCTTCTACGTATATTTCTTAATCCTTGTGTGTCGCTGAGACCTGTCGGAACTAACGGCATTGCTGAGAATGTCTTAACTCCGGCTATTGTCTGTGCTCCTGTCAGTAATACTGCGTTATGAGCAGCTACCATAATTAAAGCGTTGCCGTCATCCAAGAGCTCCCACACGCTGCCGGTTGCTATTTGGCCAATGATTGGATTTGTTGTGCCGTATTGGTATACTCTACGATTCCCACGTCCACTTATGTTAACGTTTACTGTTGCGCTCGTATTTGCAGTATGAAATCTTATTAACCACCTTTGACCCGATTGATAAGATGTAATCTGTGGTGTCGGTGTTAATGTATATGCGTTTGCGCTGCCGGTAGTCGTGAGTGGTGTTACTTCACCACTCGATATTTCAAGATTACCTGTACCTAAGATGTTTTCATTGTTTATCGTCTTTATATTTTGGCCTGCTCCAATGCCGACAAGTTTATTCTGTTTTGCATCAAGCTCTGACTGATGCGCTGCTGTGTCTGTTAAATGACCTGATGGTGCTGCAGCTGCATTTATTGCTTGTCTTATGCGTAACGGGGTTACCATATATGGATTGTTGCTTGTACCTGCCTCAGCAAGGTCTTGTGTCATTATATTTGCACCCAATCCCGGAGGCTTAACAAGCATAAAATGCGTGCCTGTGCTGTACTCTAATTCCCAAACCGTATTATCTAATATTGTGTTTGATACGGGGTCAGATGTTGCTCTGCGATACACCCGTCTATTGCCGAGACTGTTTATATTTACATTAAAAGCTCCTGTGGTATTAGTAACATGAAAACGTACCAGAATCGGTTTGTTTATCAATTGGTTATAACTTGTAATACCCGGTATTGTGAGCACATAGTTGTTCGCTGCGCCTGTTGTTGGATAGGTAGGTCTCGGTACAGCTATCTGTATTATTTCCGCGACCTGCCCTGTCAGCGTTATTATTTCCGTTATATTATTATCTGCTGTCTGCTGCGCTGCCTGCGCTGCTGTCAGTGCTGCCTGTGCTGTTTCCAGTGCTGCTTGTATTTCGGAAGAATCACCGGCAGCATCCAGTGCTTGCTGTGCTATCTCTAAAGCATTTTCCGCCGCGGCTATAGCGCTTTGCGCAGACGTTGCTGCTGCTGTCGCCGATGCTGCTGCCGATGCTGCCTGTTGATATGCCGCGTCGCCTAAGGCTGCTGTTAACCGCTCCAGCGAGTTGGCATTAAAGTTTCGGTCAGACAGATTGTGAAGCGTGTATCGGAGCTCACGCATGAGCATTTTTAGGTAATCCTGTATCGCACTTATTTTTTCATCAGGTGTTTGCGAATCTCTAAACGAAGGAAACTTTGTATCAAGTACCGCAAATCCGTCAGGCATATAATCACCTCTATACTGCCAAGAGTCTTCCCCATGTTATAGGACCGACCGCTCCGTCAACTCCTATTTTTTGTCTTATTTGGAAACTTCGTACTGCTGCTTCTGTTAGCGGACCGAATCCACCGTCAACATTTAATTTTGGACTTGCTCCGTGTTTGTTTAATAAGGTTTGTAATTCTCTCACAATCTCGCCGTTACTGCCTCTGCGTAGTACCGGACGTGTCAGTGGTGGTGCAGGGGGTGTCGGTACCGGTGGCTGTGGTGGTTCCTTTGGTGTTTTTATTAGTAATCCCCATGTTATAGATCCGACTACTCCGTCTGCGTTAATCTTTTCTTTAGTTTGAAACCATTTTACAGATGCTTCTGTTAGTGAACCGAAACGTCCGTCAGGATTTAACTTTGGTATATATCCATGAGCGTTTAATAACATTTGCAACTCTGTAACTGCTGTACCGCTCGAGCCGTTTCTTATTACAGGGCGAGGAGCTTCCGGCAGCTTTCCGTCTCCGTATTTTTCTATTGCTATAAAGTGAGCTTCATGACAGGCTGCGCGCATTTGTCTGCCTGTCGCTCTCGGTGTGTTTGCTCGCTTTGCAGCTTCCGGTCTTGCATACCTATTTACGCTATCAATACTGCCGGAGTTACCGACAGAGTTATGCAAGTACATACAGACATGACCGCCGTACTTTGTCCAGGGCGGGTCTTCATTACGTGAAGGATAGCCCGTCCCGGGATTTCCTCCGCCAATTCTTATATGATGCATATAGCTGTGCATACCCATTGGTACATATATCTTTGGTTGTGGCTCTGCAAGCATTGGTCTGCCCATGAATTCATGGATACCTCCAAAAGCCCTGAGCATGACTGTCATGTCATTTTGGGTTGTCGGTGTGGTGTCGTAATGATCTGTTCGTACTCCTGCAAAACACATGTGCCATGATAAGCCTGTTAAAAGGTCATGTACAGGTATACTGCGGTTGCCCGTTCCAAACAGTCTTGCAAACTCTGCATTACTACATAGTCTAATGTCCATATTTACTCGTCCTCCTGAGCTGTATGTTCTTCAGCATACTTTTTACCAAAATCTATCACGGCATTTAAAAAGCTGATACTTGCCGTGATGAGTGATGCTACCACATCTAAACCTTGCGAGTACGCTGTCAGAAATATCACTATACCTGTCGGAAGACTAAAAAACAGAATGTTTATTCCGATTTTTTTGCGGTTCTTTTTACTCATAATTTACCTCACTTTATAACACTGCCTGTTTTTTTGTTTTGATATTTTTCAAGATTTTTACAATACATTCCATACTCGATAATTGCAGAATCCAGTTCACCGTTTGGAAATCCTCTTTTATATGCAATCGCGTTTGCTTTTGCTAACTCTCCTACAGCTTTTATGCCCCACAGCATGAGTGAAATGAACTCCTGTCGTGACTCATTGTTTAGAGCAACTGCTGCCGCTCGTATTTTTTCACGTTTGTCAAGCCGGGCAAACAAGAATACCAACACCGGGATTGCAATACCTGTTATCGTTGTGCTTATAATCGTTACAGTTTCGCCTATTGTTTCCACCATAATCACACTTTCTTTTGTACTGCTTCCTGCAGCTCTGCCTGTTTGTCCGGGTTAAGTCTGCCACTTTCAATCAGATCTATTGCGTGCTCCGGATGTCCGAGCTCTGCTTCAAGCATTGATATGCGGAAGAGTAATGCTTCAAAAGGATTTTCTTGTGGTTCTGGATCTTCAGGTTCGGGTCTGCGCTTGCTGCCTTTCCACTTTTGGCCGTCCCACTTAACCTCTTCAAACTCAGCATCTAATGCCTCTGCCTCTTCTACATCTTCGTAAATAAGGCGAAACACTTCATCTTCTGAGGGAGTAATGTTAATGCCTACCATTACATTGTCTTTGTTTACTACGATTGATTTAATATCCATCTTCTTTCTCCTTTATGCCGTTCTTGCCCACATATAACAGGTTATATATGGTTGCATGTTATTATGTGCTTGGCCACCGCCGGTAGCGTATATTTGGGGTATAATGCTTGATGCATCTGTTGATGTTAAGCCGCTGGCTTCTCGTAGTCCTATCCAGTGGTAGGGGTCTCCGGAAGGTAAGCCCTGTCCTCTTCTACTTGTTGTTTGGTGCTCGTGAAGTGCCATTTCATCGGAAGTCAGTGTGTGTGTCTCTGCGCCGCCTGTTTTTTCCACTGTATTAAACGTTCCGTTATCAGCCACACCCACCGGCACTCTCCCCTCGCCCCAAGGTATCCATGTTGTACCTTGAAATATCGTTCCGGGGTTTACACTATCTACAGACAGATAGATGCTGCCAATCGGGAAGATATTGTCTATATTCATACTAAGCCGTCCTTTTCCACATATAGCATGTTATATATGGTTGCAAATTGTTATGTCCTTGTCCGCTACCTCTCGAATTTAGACCAATAAGCGATTGAGCCGGAGTACCGTGAGTGCTACCGGTTCTTGCGGTGTTTCCTGAGTTATTTGTAACCTGCATTGGTCTTCGTCTAAAATCATAGCGGTGCGCATGGCTTGGTGTTTCTGCGACGGTCAAGGGGTGTGTTTCTGCACCGCCTGTTTTTTCCACTGTATTGAACGTACCTTCAGCAGCTACTCCAACAGGTACTCTGCCTTGTCCCCATCGTTCCCATGTGCCGCCGAACAATGTAGAAGGGTTTACGTTAAGCCTTGTCATATATATACTGCCTACAGGATATGGATTGCTCATTTTAATACCTCCTTAAGCTACTCTTAGCCACATATAACATGTTATGTATGGCTGCATGTTATTGTGGGGTTGTCCACTACCGGTAGACATTATGTTAAAGTGATCATCATTGCCACTGGCTGTTGGTGAAACATTCGTTTGTAAATTTCCGTCTGCTGTTACCAACTGTGTGGTGCTCGTGCTGTCCATTGATATAAACCGAAACCTTCTTACTTCACGGCCGTGATTATGGCTCGGGTTTTCGTTTTGACTCAATACATGGGTTTCTGCGCCGCCAAATGTGTTTTCTTCAAATACACGTCTTAATAATACTAACCTTGAACCGTCGTCTTGCACTAACCATGCTTCACCTGGTTTAAGTTGGTTTATTTGAGGGTTTGTTGTCGCTCCGCTTGTTATTGACATCCTTCTGTTTGCTAACAGTGTTGATTGGCCTTGAACTCTTACGTTTACTGTTTCCGACGTGTTGGCTGCATGAAACCTTATTATATATCTTTGGCCTACTGCATAAGCAGTTATTGGGGCTGATATTCTGTAATCATTTGCATTGTTTGTTGTTGTTCCATTAAACAGAACATCACTTGGTTCAAATACTCCAAGTGGAGTTCTGCCTTGTCCCCATCGTTCCCATATGCCACCAAATAATGCCGATGGGTTTACGTTATTTACCGACATGTATATATGTCCGATTTTGAAATACTCTAAGAGATTGCCGCTCACCCTCTTACGACTTCGTACTACTACTGCCATTATGCACCTACTATCTTTATCCTAATCGGTATATCTGCTGTCGGTTTATCGCCCCACGCTTTGACTGTAAATTGGTCTGTTGCTTGTCCTGCACCCTTAATGTTTGCATTGTCCCATGCCTCTACTTGTGTTGCGGTTGCGATGTCATGTAAATCTATCTCAACATCATTGCCGTCATTTTCAAGAACACCTGTAATGCCGCTAAGTGTTTGTTCAAAAGGTGCTTGTGTACCTGTCCATTCGGAAGCTTCAAGCATTGCAAAGAGTCTGCTTATATTTCGAATGTTACGGGTTTCTGATAGACCTGCAGGAGCTATAGGGTTCGTTTTTATGTTTTGCAACTGTTCATTTACCGGTTGTAGTTCGCTGCTTATTTTTATGTTCATCTGGCTCGGTGTTACAAAATCTCCACCGGCAATCTCTGTTGCAAGTAACGATGCTGCTTCAGCTGCTCGTGCTGCTTCCTCTGCTTTGCTTAGTGCTGTTTCTATCTCCTCACGAAACTCTGCAAAGTCTGCTAATCTTTGCCATGTATCATCGCCTTCACCTACATACCGCCATTCAAACGAATCTCCATTCTGGCGCATTTCTATGCTTCGTCCTTTTAAAGATTCAAGCCATTCATCCACGTTACCGTCAAAGCCGCGCTTTGCTGCTATTCCATAAGCATCCAAGAAATACGGTGCATCCTGATTTATCATTGTTATATGCCTCCTCTAAATTGTTAGTTAATCACTTAACTCACAGCCGGTCGTACCCACGGTAGCCACGGCCGTGTCCTGCCCGGGTTATATCCCTGTGCCGGTGCGTATGTTTCTGCGAACCATCGGGTAAAGTTCGCGTAGTATCCATTAAATATTGCTAAGGTATTTGCATACCTGTTGTACTCATTGTTAGCCCTGTCTACCTGCGCTTCGAGCCATAATACATATAAATCATCATACGGCGGGTCGAGCAGCAGATATGAGTTCCAGTCCCGCTCCATTGTGTATGGCGGTAATGGTGACAGTAATAATACGTCGCTTATTAGCCTGCCTTCGAGTGCATTGAGCCAGTTCAGCTTGACCTGGTCACTAAATGCGTTCGGTTTTATTTCGTCTACGTGTTCAATTACATCGCATATTCTCATAACTATTATCCTTATGAAGATATTTTATCTACTTGTAGTGATATTATTTATTCTTTTAAATGCGGAGCAGGTTAAACAGATGTGTGAAACCCGCTCCGCATTTACGGGTTAGCTGAGTGCTGTGCCGCCGGTGATGCCGCCTGCACAGAAACCTCGCCAATCGTTGAACGTTGCTGCAAATCTGCTACGGCCGCGCCATACGTTTGCATCGTTGTTATCATCGATTGTGCTGCGGACTGCGAGAGCTATACGCTCAAGCCATACGGCACTGCCGTATTCCTGATTGTATGTGCTGTCCATGAGCAGCCACGGTTGTGCATTTGCAGGAAGAAACTCGTTGAGATACGGCCAAACGAGTATTGTCCAGCGACCATACTGATAGCTGAACGCATTATCGTTTGAGTCCGGATCAAATTCAGATCCTACTGCTTCAAACACTTTCTTTTTAAGGTTATGATTGTTCGGTATAACAATTGTATCCGGTGCTACACCTAAAATCTCACCTTTGTCGCCCTTGAAGCTCTGCATTGCTGTCTCCGCCATACCGAGTGCATCTGCAGAAAAGACATTACTAAACGCATTTGCCTGTACCAGTTTTTTGTCAACTATCGACGGATGTGCAGTTGAGAACATCGGTACACCGTCTGCAGATGAAATGTCATACTGCTTGTTTGCAAAGTTTGCAAGCAATGCATGTGTCAACGCTGCGCCGAACAGAGAAGCACCGAAGCGCTCACGTGTTCTGTGATAGCTTGTCATAAATTGTGAAGGCTGCTTTTTGAGATCCATAAGCTTGCCGTCTTCAACTGCTTCCTGTGATAATGAGAACGCACTCTTCCAGGTTTCCTGATGAAGGGTCTTCTTATAGCTCTCCTGCATACCTGTGGTAGGATATGAACCGTTCTCGCCGACCGGCATGAAGCCGTCCATTGCGGTCATTGCGGTCATCGCATCGACCGGGTTCTTTGTGTTGTCCATGCAGAACAGTTCTTTTAACAGACTTTGTTTTTCGAATTCCTCCGCTCTTGACTCGATGAAGCGCTGGATCGGCTCTTGGTATAAACCAAACACGGAATCCGCTAAGCCGCTCGCTACTGTAAATGTTACATTAGGCATTTTATTAGCTCCTTTCTTTCACTTATGCCGGGTTACGCAAAACGGCCGAAGACAAGAGAGTCTATTGCTGTGCCTTCGAGGTTCACGATTTCAAATGTGCCTGCTCCTGTAGCCACCTGCAGACCGCCGGAAGCAACCGCAAGCTTACCGCCAGGCGCTGCTGCTGCCGCGGCGGCTGCTAAAGTGGTCATGTAAATGATGTCAGCTCTGACACGGTTTACCGGTAAAGGTTCACCTGCTTTTACTGTCATTGTTGCCGCGCATACATACGGCGGGGTTGTTAGATGTGCTGCGGTGATTTTTGCTAATCTACCGCCTGTCATTACAAGCATCTCACCGGCTTCGTAGTTTCCGGCTGCTGCCGGGATATACTCGTTGCTCGGTACTGCGCCTGTATCACTTTGATGTACTGTAAACATTGTTAATGTTTCTCCTTTCATGTGGTGCTGTTACTTATGCAGTAGCAGCTTTTCGTTTTGTGTAATCTTTGGCAATGTCCGCATCCGTCATGTTCGGGTTCAGCTCACGGTATAGCTGCTTTACATCAGCCGGTACCGGCAATGTATTGCCACCTGCACCTTGAGGTTTACCCATCTGATTCAAATGCTCTTTGCCTTTAATGTTTTGCAATGTCTGCTGCTTTACAGCTGCAGCCTGCTGCGTTGCCTGGGCTGACGATAACCGCTCAAAGTTTGCTACCTTAAACGCACCTAAGAAGTCATAACCTTTTTCTTGTACCAAGACTGCAAATGCAGGACCGGTCGGACTGTTTACGATATCTTCAAGCGTTTTCATGGCCGGGTCGAGCTTCGATATCTCTGCAAGCTGACGGTCGGATTCTGCTTTAAGCTGTTCCTGTTGGCGCTGCTGTTCGAGTTCACGGATCCTTTTTATTTCAGGTAACTCTGAGACTGTTTTCTGCAGCAGTTCCGGAGTCAAATTGCCTTCCGAAAAGTCGCGCTGCATCTGTGTCTCTGTATCACGCTGCGCCCAATCATCAAACTCTGCTTTTGTGGTTATCTGTCTGCCTGTTAATGGATTTTCTATGTTTGCCTTTGCAAAGAAGTTTGACCATTCAGCCTCCGATTTCGTACGCTCTGCACTTATAGCTTCTGATATCCGCTTTGCTACAGCTGCATCTACTGCTTTGTCTATAGCTGCCAGCTGTTCCTGCTCCCTGCGCCTGGCTGCATTTGCCTTGCGTTCTTCAGGAGTCATTTGCGGTTCGTCTGCCTGTGTGGCGGTACTGCTCTCTGCTATGGCATTATTGGATGTTTCCGCTGTCCCTGCGTTATCTGTACCGGTGTCTGTCGTTTCATCAGCATCGGTATCGTTTTCTGCGTTATCGGAAGTTGTATCTTCCGCGGATGTTTCCGCTGTCCCTGCGTTTTCGCTCTCGGCTGCAGGTGTGGCGAGGTCGTCCTGCTCTTTTGCGCCTAAGCCTAAAGCTTCATTGATTTCTTCTGTTGTTAATAACATAAAATGCTCCTTAATATTTGGATTTTTCCGCTGTTCCATGCGTATTATGTTGGATGTTTGCGCTATCCCATGCGTATTAATCACTTAATAATTGCCGGTAACTTGCGAAGTTGTTTGACTACTTGCCGCCCTGGCGAAGGTCGCCGCCGGTCTTTACCTTACCTTTTGCGGTAGGTTTGCTTTGGTTTGCGGCCTTTACCTTTTGGGTGCCGCTGTTGGCTATCTTGCCTGTCATTGTGCTTCTGTTGTTTGACATTACCTTCTCCTCCTTTCGCAAGAGTTATACGCAAGTGGTTACACTTAATACTGTGCAGCCATCATAGCATCTTCCATTGCCTGTCTCTCTATACCGTCAAGTACCTGTTGAGGTAATTGTGGACCGCCGTCCATGTGGCCGGTCTGTGGGAGCTCGTCAATTCCAGTCATGCCCGGTGTAGGTAAACCCGGAGCTGTGCCTGCTCCGCTCATACCCGGTAACATATCCTGCTGCATGCCCTGCATTGACTGTTGTTCAGCCATTTGCTGTTGTATCCGCTCCAGTTTGTCTTCTAAATGTTTGCGAATCATGCCTGCATACGGGTAGTGGAGCATTTCCATTTTGCTCCAAAACAGTATCAATGTCTCTTCCTCTGCAGGGTTACCAAATGCGCCGGTCTGTAGGTTCATGCGCATCTCTTGCCACATTGCCTCACGATTACTTGCAAGCGGTGCTGAGGTGTCGGTTGAAAATAAGAACTGATCGTTCCAGTAATATTCTCCGCTCTCGTCCTGTTCAAGGAAGTTGTACCTGTTAAACATTGAATATTCATTGACTCCGCGTGTGTTTTTGTGAACTATCGTGCGCGGCTCGTCGCTGTATGCAAGCGCAAACTTGAACATGATCTCAAACAAATCCGCATACGCTGCATCTTTCATTACACGCTTGCTCTCAAGACGGCCTGCGGTCTGCGCTGCTGCGAACTCTTTTGCTTTACCGCTCGTTGCTGTCGTATCTTTACGGCCCTGGAAGCTGTCTGTCACACCTATTGCCTGACGGGCTTCCTGATATACCTTTTCTTCGTATGCCATTGCAGGTGCTATGTTACCGTCAAAGTCAAACTTTTGTAGCATTGCCAGCTGGTCAGGTGTTTCGAGCCTTATTACTGCGCCCTCTTCCGTGTCCCAGCGTATCTTTACGTCGTTCGGTACCGATATTTTTGAGCCTGCTTTTATTGTACGGTCTATTATCTTGCGGTGCATACGGTTTATTGTTTCCTGGTGATCTGTTATTACATCCACATCACTGTTACCGAAGAGTTGACCGTATACGCTTACGTTCTTCTGAAGTACAATCGGATACACGTCCGGTTTATAATATGGTATCTGTGTCGGGTTTATCATCGGAACGGGCATGCCTGTCATTTCGTCTAACATCGGGAAGCCTGTTTCGTCCGGTAGATACTGCTGTGTACCAAACTCGTCAAGTACAGGACTCATGCCCGGTACATTCAAACCGCCTTCTGTTTGAAATGGTTGATATATACTCTCATTTTTTAGAGTATGACCGTCATGTTTGCGGGCTTGGTAGTCTTCCATGTCCTCTAATACCTGGTCGTTTACCCATATGAAACGGTCGATGCTGCCTTCTTTGTTGCGTGAGTAGCCGATATACTTTGTTGCGGAATCGTCAGACTGATTTGTTTCGCCACCGGTTCTGATTTCAGGTTCGCTTTCACCTTCATCCGATATATCTACTCCGTATTTGCGGAGCACTGCTTCTTTGGTTGTCGGGACTTTGACTATTATCCAGTCCATATCCTGTACACTTGTATAGATACCCGGCTGCGGTGCAAGCTGCATCGGGTGTACTAAGCTTACCGTTATATCGCCGACTGTGTTATGTGTGCCGCGCTCGTTGTCCCATTCAATATGCCAGGCTATGCCGCCGTGAATGGGTACTGCACGCTCTGCCATATCGTTCATTATCTCGAACGGAAGCCTGTCCAGCTCGTTTCTTAGTAAATGCTCAATGCTTTCTGCGAGCTGTTCATCGTTTTGTTTGCGTGGTGTTATCTTCGGCTGCGGTATCGATGATGAAATCTGTGCTTCGATGTTCTCAAAGATGATGTTCCGGACGTGAGGAGCGTTTTTATTGTCGCCTGTTTTTTCAGTGTCACCTGTTAAGAACGGTTTTATCTTGCGGTTTGTGCCTGCATACAATGCTTCGCGTTTTGTCATTTGCTCACGCTCGTCTTTATATTCACGGTCACTCTCCGCTAAACGCTCGTTCCATAGGTCGATGCCGGTGCTCTTGCCCGCTCCGGTATTCTTTTGTTCTTTCTTTGGAACATTGTCTTTTTTCATTTCTTTACCTCGTTGGTGGGTTGCCCCACTTTTCGCGTAGTAATTCTCTTATTGTTGAATTAGAGTTGCGCCAGTCTTCCCACATATCTTCTGTCCATTCAAGACTTGATTCGGACTTCTTACGCTTTGGTTTCTTTGTCCAGTAAACACAGAAGCCACGTATTGCATCCGGTGCGTGGGTTATCTCATGCGGTTCGGTCGATGCATCCGACGGTTTTTTCGGGTTATATAATAACTGTGGTAGTGTCCTGATTAGATTCGAGCAGCCCCTGAATATTTTTAAGCCTGCGGTCGGGTTTCCTTCTATGTCAGGTCTTACCTTTAACCGCTCCCTGACTGCGTACCAGCCGTCAAGCCGGTCGTTGCTCGTCTTTGTCAGATTGATGCCGTGTTCGCTGAATATGTTTGCTGCGCTCCTGCCTGTTTCCTGACGTGTGCTCCATAAATCAGGCGGTGCTAGCCATGATGTTATCCTGCGCTTGTCTGCCATTTTCTTGAGCCGCTCTGCTGCTTCAGATATGATAAGACCGTTGTGGCCTTCGCCGTTGTCTCTGCCCTCGTATACTTCGTCTGTTACCCAGCCGGTACCGTCTTCGTCTACTGCTATCAAATACGCTGCGAGCATGTCCATTCCGTAGTCGATTGTTATATATAACTTCCAGTCTTTTGGTATTTCAAAAGGTTCTACTACATGTATGTCGCGGTTCCATTCTGTGAAGAACTGGCCTGTGAATACGTCCCAGTCGCCGTCGCGCCATGCTTCCCGGATACCGTCCGGTAAGTTGTCGAGCCAACTTATATACTTTGGGTTTGAGCGCATCAGGACTGCGTTGTCCGTTACTTTTGCAGGGATGAACACATAATCATCCGGATCTTCATTATCCTTATACTGCCTGTCTATAAAGAGACGTTTGACCCACGCATGGCCGATGTCGCCGGGGTTGCATGTTATATACATTCTGCGAGGATATTCTGTTGTTCCTCTGATACTTGCTGCTACCGTGCGGAACATATATTCTGTGAAATGAGTGCCTTCATCCATTGCAATCGCATCGTATTCTATACCTTGATACCTGTTTACATCACTTTCGTGATTGCAATATCCAAATTCGATTGTCGATTCGTTAGGGAATGTTAGTTTTTTGTCGGTACCGTTATACTTACATATTCCCCTCAGCTCTCTGCGCAGCACGTCTATATGGTTTTCTAGAAGTTCCTTGTATGTCCGACGGAGTATTAGAGCCCTGTATCCCGGATATCTAAAGCACGTCAATACTAACTTTGTTCTCAGTGCCCAGCTTTTTCCGCCGCCACGTGCGCCGCCGTACGCTACGTACATCGCTTTCGCTCTTAAGAATTCCTCTTGTTTCGGTTGCGGTGGTTGGATTGTTAGTGTTTTTATCATTCCGAAAAGCCCTCAGTTTTTTCAGGAAGCTCTATGCGAAAACCCGTATCGCCGCTCAGTTCGACCTTGTCCTTAAACATCCCTGCATTTTTGCCGAGGAGCTCGAGCACCTTTACCGCGCCGCGTGCATCGAATTTCCATATACCGGTCGGAACATAATCTTTTTCTTTGCTATCCCATTCGAGTACAGGCTCCGCTTGCATACAACGTTCCAGGACTTCTATCATCTTGAGTGATATCGCTTCCGTTGTCAGGCACGCTTGGTTTAATACCTGTCGCGTGAGCGCGCTCCTGTACGCGAGAACCTTCGGAAGTTTCAGGAGGTCACTTGCCTGGCTTGCTGCGCTTTTTGGGCTGTAACCTGCTGCTATTGCAGCGTTTGTTTGGTTCAGACCGTTTACAAGGTGCAATACGAACTTGCGCTGATTTATGCCTAAGTGTTTTTCAAGCTCGTCTATCGTCAGTGTTTCGTAGTCGGGTGTAGGTTTGGATGCCGGAGCTGCGGTTCGTTTCTTCGTTGCCGGTTTCTTTACGGCCGCTCTTGGTTTTTTCTTTGTCACAACAGATTCCTTCCCGGAAATTTATCTGACAAAACAAAAATGCGCCGGTGTCTGAACTAAGGATTTAATCAATCCCTTTTTCAGGCACAGGCGCGGGAGCTTTCACCGGAGCTTAACTACTCACGGATACTGTCGCTGGCGCGGGCACTGCTGTTTTCAATTGTGACAGTGAGTTCTCGCTTGCACCATTTGCAGTAAACTACGAGGTTTTCTGCTCTTGTGTCACCGGTTACGACCTGGTCGGTCTTCCTTTGACACACCGGGCATACGATTCTGCCCTCACTTACGTCAAGACTACACCATTTTGTCTGATTTGTCAAGATATTTTCCACGTTTTGTCCCTCGATTTGCTCGGGAGTTGTGCGAAGTTTAACACATTTTTTATCGGTTTTATATCCTTTTAAACATTTTTCTCTGTCTGTGTCGTTAAGATATACACAACCCCCAGTCAAATTATTATATGGTATGCCTATTTAATTGTAAGTATGCCGTCTATTCACGGCGACGGTTCAGAGGTTTCTTAACTGTACTCCGCCGCTCAGGTAATAAATACTTTATATATTTAAAGGTGCCGTACTCGTTGCGGCGCTCGTCTGTGTCTAATATATATGCACCCGGTGGTGCTTCGACTGTCATTGTCTCTTCAACTAATATTGATTCGCGGATCGGTTTGCTTAGATTATGTGAGCCGCTCCAGCTGCGGGAGCCCGGTGTGGTACCGGTTTTGTCAGGGTTTCGTTCGCCGGTTAAATACATCGCAAGTTCGAGGAAATCTTCGTTCAGGTAATGTTCGCTCTGTCCGATTCGTTGGATGTGTACGTTGCCGTATGTCCATAAAGATTCAATCTGTTCGATGTCTGTATATTCATTAACTGCGTTTAGTACGATATGATGATGTAACCTGCGGCCGTCCTCACCTGCAAGCTCATGTGTACTTCGAATCCATTTTAATACATCGCCTGTTTTCTTCCGTGCTTCTTTGAGCTGACGGAGGAACTTGCCTACAAGTTTGTCTGCAGCTTTACGTTTGCCCGGAAGGTGTGCATCATCATATGTCAGCGTTATGTACCAATCGTTTTTGCAAAAGTTAGTTGCCAGCTTGAGCTGGCATTTCTGGTATGCGTACCGGAAGTTTATCCGGCGACGGGCTTCACTGCTATGTTTCGTTTTTTTGCTGCGGTCTTTTGGGGTGTCATAGGACATTGCCTGGGTATAGCATAATGCAAAGACTAAACGTCCGGCTGTTATTGTTACTAAACGCTTAGTCTTCGCCATGTGATTACTCCTTTATAATATCGCTTTGTAACTCTGCTAATTCTTCTAATAGTTTTTCATCTTGTTCATTTGTGGTTCGTCCTTGTCGGTAACTTCAAAGCGTTTTGCGAGTTGCCAACCTTTGCAATCAGAAGCAATTTCACAGCCCCAATCCTTTTGGTGTTCGCAATATTTACAAACACTCTGAATATTATCTATAATCCCCTTGACTAACGCTTCTGAGGTTTCTGCTCGTTGTTTGTATCTCATTGTTCGAGCCGATGATGTTTCTATTTGCCTTCTATGTCTATCTTTGAATTTTTGATATTCGGCTCTTATTGCGTTGTGCTGCTTGTCAACACAGGTTTTGTTGAGCAACAGTTCTTCGTATTTTGCTTTCCATTCGTCACGCTCTTTCTCGGCTTGTTCAAATGATTTTCGCGCCCCTACCGCTGTTTCTTTCCACCCGTCACATTCGGCAAGGAGATTTCCAATTTCTGCGTGTAATTCCTTTTCTGTTAATTTCTCTTTATCCATTATTCTCACCCCACGCACTACACGCTTTTTCTGTTGGACTTGCTAATTCACCGTCACATTCACGGCAATATCCTATAGTTTCATCCTCTTCATCAGACCTGTATAAATAACAGTTTCCGCAAAGAGCCGGTATATCTGACATTGTTCTTAACCTCCCTATATTGCACTTGATGTTGTTTTATTATCTGTACGGGTTATGACGAGTGCTGATTTACTTCCGTATTTTACACTTGCCTTTGTGCCGTGATTGATACGGACTGATACTGTTTCAAGTAGTCCTTCACAGATCATATGTGATGCAAGAAGGAGCAGCTCGCGTGCTGCAGGATTATTTTGTTTATCTTCGCCGCCGAAGAGTGTATCAATTTCTTCTTTTGCTAGTTCCAGTGTCTTTGCTTTGTTGATATATGATACCGCATCGGAGCAGGAACATCTGACTATAGCCCATTTTTCGGCTTCCTTTTGGCTTTTGAAACGTTTGCCTTCCGATTCTATTACCTGGTTACAATACGGACAGACACAAACTATCCGGGGGGGGGTGTTGATTTTGGCATGATTTTTTCCTCTTTCTCTTATTTATTTTGATTGTTTGCAACGTTTGCAGTTGTTATTTCTTTTATTCCACGCTTTAATAGCGTTTTCTTCTTTACTGCATTTACTATCATTCTCTGTAATATATGGACCGTCAGCACCACAGTCATGACAATGCACCCATGCACCACCTCCGTTTGTCCTTACATGTAAGAGTTCACCGTCGTTGCTGCAAAACGGACATGCTTCTTTCATCAGAGCTTACACCTCCTGCATATGTACCCGTCTCCATGTTTATACAATGTTATTCCAGTGCTTTTACATTTACTGCAGCTTATAACGAAGTGTTTACTTCTCAGTTTTTGCAATTTCTTTGCGCCTTTTTTTGAAGGCGCTTTAAAAGGATCATGATACACACCGGTATCGGGGATACCATACGGACTAAACCTCATTTGTTACACTCCTTAACCATCAGCCCTGCTTTATAACACATTGCTGCTGTTGTTATTGTTTTCATTAAATCTTTCACGCTTTGCTTTCACCTTCTTTGATGTCGCCATCTTTAATCTGACAATGTTTAAGTTTGTTTTCGTCAACTCTGCGTTGCCGGTTATTTTGTGATGCCTGTTTAGTAATCCCAACTCCGCACGTGTTACCAGTATCAGGTTTTCAATAACTACATTTTGTTTGTTGCCGTCTGCAAATATTAAACAGTGTCCCGGAGGAATTTTACCGTGGAGCTGCTCCCATATTAGTATATGTTTATACGGCCTTACGTTAGGTTCTGCTGTTTTTACCCATACATAACCGTCTGTAGTTACACCTTCTGTACCGACCGGCGCCTGGTTATATACACTGGCACCTTTCTTAAACTGTGTTTTCTGACAGTTCGGATGTGTTCCGCAGAGTCCTTTCGTGCCTTTGTTCCAGCTTTTTTGGCCTTTTTTAAACTCTGTCGCAATACCTATACGTTCACCCGGTTTTATTCTGCAGTCTAAACCGTTCTTTATACCGTTACGGTATGCAATGCTCGCTAATTGGGCTGTTGTAAAATAAGTGTTGTATTTTTTGTTAAACAGATTAGTCAGCTCTGCTGCAGATCTACCCGGAAAAGTCGCTTTGATATAATCAAGCTGCACATCCGTATACTTGCGGAGAGAAACCCCGTTTGTTAAATTCCATCTGCTGCACGCATTTTTTATTTTACTTTTTGTCAGCATTGTTCCGAAGGTATTATTGAACAACACGGTAAGTAACTCAAAGCTTGTGCCTGTAACATTATATTCAAGCCACGCTCTGTGCTCCTGTGTCCATGAATGACGTGTCATACCTAATCACCAAGCAATAGTTTTGGAACAGTTATGTCCACTCCGGCTTCGTATGCCAGCTTACAAGCATCAAGCTGGATAGATGCATTTTTAATTATTTTATCTGCAATACCCGATATTGCTTGAGCACGCGCAATTTCTTTTTCGAGTTCTTCTTTACTTTGATTATCATCGTTTACCCGCTCTATCATTTCAAACAGGTAGTTATTTAAGTCTGACAGTTTATTGTGCACGACTTTATTACCCCCCCGATTTTTATTATCCATGCCTATGCCTCCGCAAACATGCACAGCTGCTCGCCGGTGAATGACGGAGCCTGTTTCATCTGAAGCCTTGCAAGTTTTTCCTCAGCTGCTCTTACTGCTGCTGTCTTAAACACAGATTCTTTTACAGGACCTATACCACGCGGTTTATATTCATCCTTACTTTTAGGCTTGCACGTATGAAAATGCGGTACGTATGCATAGGTTGAACCTTCGCGCGGTTCTTTAAGAATGTAGCCGTCAACCATTACACCGTCATAACCCATAAGCTTATCGCCGCCTGTATAGTCTTCCATAAACGGTACGCTCGGTGTGTCACACGGCATCATGCGGCCGGCTGCTGTACGTACGAATACTATCATTCCGCCACAGTCGCGGCAGTATGTCATTTTATTGTATGCGCTCATAGCATTTACCTCACTGTTAATAATAGTAACGGTTTAGAACTTCCGGGTTTGTTATAGGTTTGCTTTTGTCCTTTTGGCTCAGCCAGTAAACATCAAAGCGTGAAGGTGGGAGTGTCGGTAATCCGGATACCATTGCAATTATCCTGCGGAGCTTACACTTTGGACATCGCTGGTAATGATACCTGTCCTTATCATTTATTACCGTCTCCCAACGGTGCTGACATTGATTTGCATAACGCTTTTTCTTAGCATTGTTATGCATATATCTGTTGTGTGTATAACTCATGTCTGTACCCTTATACCGCTCCGGTTAGCATACGTTTTGTAGAAACTCACAACACGTGCTGCTCGCTTATCTTCCCAGTACTTTATAAGCGCAGCTTCACCCGGGGCGAGTGTCTTCCGGTATTCGCTCGATTCATCGCTTGAGTCCTCGCTCTCAAAGAAACCTTTTAACTCGCAGAACCGCTCTACGTTCAGACCATACAGCTTCTTTAAATGCTCGTTCTCGATGTTTTGATGTGTTTGCATTGAGATCCTTCTTGCATCGACCATAAATGCATGTGCTCTTGTTGCCATAATTGTGTCCTCCTTAATATATATAGGTGCCTCACGCACCTTTTGGTAATAGTTTTAATGACCTTCCGTCTTTTGGAAAGTATTCATGTAACTCGCAATATGGGATTGATAACACATCCATTACTGCATACATTTCATTTGCCTGCCATTGAATACGGCCTGTCATTCGACTGCTTAGACTTGCACGGCACAGGTTTATTCGTTGTGCAAGGTATTCCTGGTCTACGTCAAGTTCCTTCATACGTCCTCTCAGTTTTAAATACATTGTTATTTCCTCACTTTTTATAGTGTTGTTTTACTTTACTCTCTGTGTTATTTTTTTTATGTAATACCCGTGCACTCACCGTTTGTAGGAGGACTTCGCAATTGGCTGGATGCCGCAGCTTCTTTGCTGTGCATACACGGGTTATTACCGTTATAATTCTTCCGGCTCTTCCGGTGTTTCTTCCGGCTCGGCAGGCTTGTCCGGATGTAGCCAGTCATGGATAGTCTTTACGAGATAAAATATTCCTACAATCCCGCAGATCATTGTTATATTCATAATCAGCATTAACGCTACTAATTGCATGTCCCGCTCCGTTTCGTGTTATTATCCTTGTTCCGCTTGATTTAACTCAATGATTTTGATACTCTGTACGTGGCCCACTGCGGGCAGGAAAGGAGTTGGTCTTTATGTCCACACTTTTGAACTTGCCCCGTTTCGATTAAAGCTGATGCGTGGGCATCACATCGGGCGGATCCCGAACCGCTAAAGTGAAGCGCCTGAAATAATTACGGGTAGGTAGCGTATTCGTCCGTTCACCATTGAGCACCCGGGTGATGGTGTAATCGCTGTGGTTCAGCGGAAACATAACCCTGCGGTCTTACCCGCTCCGTAGCTTTGTTGTACGGTAAAGCTCAGGTTCGGAAATACAAATCGGGGACAGGTCTTGCCGTCGTTACCACGGCAGGATTTGTTTTTGCCGTACAGAGTATCAAAATCATTCACTCCGCTCCTTACACTGTACTCCTGCTGTTTGTTATTATTTAATCTGTGGTATAATCTTTTTAAAATTACTCCCTGGTCAGATGTATTTATGAGGTTTTTCAAATCCGAGTGTTGCAGCACTCTGCTTTGGCATCCGCTCGGGGAGTTATTTATTATAGGAGGTTTTTTGTTATGACTAAGATGTGTCCATTTACTAAAGAAGATTGCACCACCGATTGTAGGTTATGCACTAAGTCCGGCGACTGCGTGTTGGCTACCGGTGCCGATGCTACCGAAGGTGTTATTCAGAAGCTTGATGAAATCAAGACTGTTCTGAATGAGATTGTTCGCAAGCTTTCTTAACCGCACAGTTTTCATACCATTCTTTTGCACGTTTTGACGGGACAACTACTTGTAAGCTTTCGTATGTTGTAGCTGTTAAAGGCAGGTGAAGGCAGGGTATTGTCTTTACAACTCTGCCTAAATCCTGCACTTGACTAAGGCTCCGTCTTTCTATTAATGCTTTTTGATCGGAGACTGCTCGCTCTAGCTTGGAGCATCTTTTATGCAAGCTCTTTGTTGAGTATCCATCATGGAAGCTAATCTGCAATTCAACATTGCCGACTCTCTCCTCCAGTTTTTTGATATGTTTTTTTAAAGTCTTCTTTTTCACAACTCCGCTCCTTACACTGTACTTCTACTGTTTGTTATTATTTAATCTGTGGTATAATCTTTGTATCTTTTTTAGGGGGTTGTACTGTGGATAAATATAAAATTGCTATTGTATGCAGAAATGGCCATCTTATTACTGAAAAATCAAGTACCGGCGACACCTCAAGTGAGAAGTTTTGTAGTATATGCGGTGCTGAAAACATTTCTGTTTGTGATGTATGTGCTGCTCCAATTCGCGGCGAGCTGGATATGCCGGGAGCTTATATGGTTTATCCGGGAGTTCCGGCATACTGTATTTTTTGTGGTAATCCTTATCCTTGGATCGATAATGTAATTGAGAAAACTAAGTATTTAATATCTCTCGATGAAATATTGTCCGATGAAGATAAGCTGGCTCTTGTAAATTCAACTGTTTCTATATTGTCAGAATCAAATACAACCGCTATTGATGTGTCGATTTTCAAGAAGCTAACTGAAAAAGCAAGTAAATTCGTTAGAGATGCGTTGTACAAGTTTACAGTAGATGTAGCTTCCGAAACGGCTAAAAAGCTCCTTTTTCCCGACAAATAGTGATGCGCACTTACTGCAATATATTCCTGGTGTGCCGTGTATTTTAACTTTGCATCTGCTGCACCTGTATATTGTTATTACTTTGCATCTGCAGAGCAATTCTGCTTTTGCGGTTTTTAACATATCCATATCCGCTCCTTACACTGAACTCCTGCCGCTCCTTTTAAGATAATGTGATGATATATTATCTTAATAAGATAATTACTGTGCAAAAAAAACACTCTCTATATCCTGTGCCGTCAGTGCATAACGTTCTTTTATAAAGAGTATTTCATTTTGCCGAAATTCTCTTCCGGCGACTTCGTTAATTTTTGCGTTCAGTCCTGAAAGACTGATACCCATAGCTTTTGCAAGTACATCCTGCGTGTTGTCATATCTTGTAATATAAGACTTTAATAACTGTTTGTTTATTGCCATTTCATCGTCTCCTTGTAATTATCTTTTTAAGATAATGTGATGATAGCACAAAACAATTTATCCTGTCAAGATAATTTTTCTTGATTTTTTGTTTTTTTTATGTATAATTAAGACAACCATACAGAATAGGAGCATTTTTAAGTGGGTACTGGTAGTAGAATTAAAGAATTAAGACTCCAACTCGGGTTATCACAAAAAGAGTTAGGGGATAAAGTTGGTTTAAAAACTGCAGCAAT